GTCCTTCCCGTCCCTCTCCCAGGAGAACCAGTTAAACACCATCTTCCCGGTGCCCCGGATTGTCTTGCCGTTCTCGTCCCGCTGTGCACCGTTTCTGAACTTCGGAAGCCTGTCCCGATAGAATACCAGGGCGTACTCCGTGGCTCCTACCACCCGCATATTTGCCTTTAAGACCTGCGGGCTATAGTTTTTAACGAATACCAGCGGTATATAGTGGACGAATCCATGCTTGGAAGCTGCGGCTATCAAGGTCTGCAACTGCTCAAAGGCGCAGAATACAATCATGCACGGGCTGTCACTGCTCCGCCCTCTAATAGATTTCTTGGTGTCGTCTTTCCGCAGCATTCGGGAGCAGAAATGGAAATACTCATACAGGTTGAAGTTGAAATCCGAATTAAACGCCGCCTTTCCAGCCAGCTTGCTTTCGCCATTGGCGTTGTCACCGCCGTTGTACCATTGAGGACTGCTTCCGTAAAAGTTAGAGCCGACATTGTAAGGCACATCAGCAATGACAAGCTGTGCCCGCGGAATCCCATACTTCTTGTAGTTTTGCATAGAGTCTCTGTAAATCTCACATTTTGTTTTCATGATTTTTTCTGGAAACCCGGTATACCCTTACCCCGGCCGGAGGTTGGTCTCCTTTCTATCGTCTCTTATATTCTTCCCATGTCATTTTTCGGTATGACCCACCGTATATATATCTCTGTGCAAATTCAAGCTGTTCAGCACTCGGTATGATACCAAGCCGCTCATTCCGCTCCGCCTGCGCATACAGGTTAATTCCTGCATACTTTTTCAATGCCTCTACTCTCTTCACGGCATCTTGTATATCAGGAGTGACCAGCAAATAGATGAACACCCGATATGGCTTGACCCCGTATCGTCCAAGTGATTCTATAGTCTTGCAAACTGGCTCAATCTGTGCTTTGGTGTCGCACGAGAACCGGATATATCGTATCCATTTCATCCTTGCTAACAGATGCGCCACATCATCAGTCACAAGTCTTGCATCCATACCCTGGTTGAGATCTATGCGATATCCAGAGCCCACAAGTGCATCCAATTCAGACAGGCCGTGAGCACAGGCCAATATGTTATTGTCCATTAACACCAGCTTATCCGTATCCGTCCGAACAATTTCTTCCCAATGTCGGTATGGCCTGATCTGCCCCTCTTTCTTTGGCACCACACACCATCGGCAATTCCTGACACATCCACGGGTAAGATACCCGATCGCATAATCGCAGTCCGGATATATACTGTAATCTGGTTTCGTATCATCCACTTCATCCGGAAGTGTCTTGTTTATGGGTATATCCCTATACCCAGTACCGCCACGAATTGCATTTTCTGGCAGGTACGGATTTTCCGGAGTGAAATCGAACACCTTGCTGCTATACACCCTGTCATAATGATACAGGGGGTTCCACCATTCCACAACATCCCCTCGCTCCTTGTGCCATGCTGATAGCTTCATAAGTGCCAGATTGGGGAATGTCTTATGCTTCATGTGGTCTTTTTCCGCGTCATGTAACCCTATATGCATCAACCTTTCCTCCTCTTTCTCCCTCTCTGGGTCTTATATACATCGTTTCTCTGCCTTGACACGGCGGCAAAGTAGCCGTTCTGTTTACTTGCTCGACTTTTGCTCACGTCTCAATCTTCCTCTCATTTTTCCTTCTTCCACTCTGCGGTATCTGCACTCCTTGCAGAAAAAAGCATCTGGCCCACCGATAAATATTTTTCCGCAGTCTTGGCAGATTTCTTTAGTCTTTGGCATTGACTTCCTCCTTCAGCCAGTCCAGGAATCCGGTGTGTCCTGCTCTGCAATACGGTGCCGCAATGCACAGCTCGCAACGCCCTTCCTCTAGATGCGAAGATATACCGCACAGAAGCGCCGCAAGCTCATCATCAGTCATGCACCGGATACGGTCGGCCTTGGTGACTGTCTGGAAAAAGGCACACCGTCGATCCAGATCTTCATGTGGACTGTCTGCTATCCGTTCGCACCAGCCATCACGTATAAGGTGCTTGCAGTCGATACATCTCACCATTTCACTCATTCCCCATCACTCCAATCTAATTTCTGACCACACCACCGGCAGTATTCGTCTCTATACCTCACATCGTTTCCGCAATTCTTGCATTCGTTTTCTGTTCCGCCAAAAATCCCAAGTACCGAAGTAGGCTTTTTACCTGTCTGCTTCTCCACAGCCTCCTTGCACACTTCCAGCCCACCAAGCCTAATATACTCATCCAGTTCCGTAGCGTGCTGCACAGCCTGTTTGTGCGCATTCAGATACCCACGTCTCAACTCACGTACCATCTTCGGCGTGTGCCCTGTCGCGTGGTACTCCTGTACCTCTTTCAGCGCCGCTATAGCCGTGTCCAGTGCTTCGTTGTGATACCGCACCCTCGCCGGAGTTTCTGTCCCGTTCGTTGCAAGGTATTCGCCCTGGAGCTGTTCAATCGCTTCATTTTCGTTCATGATCTTACCTCCTCCGGCTTTTCGCACCGTTCATATTCTATCACCCAGACCCACGGGTTCGCAGCCCATCCGTAGCGGTCAAGGTCAGATTTCTTGATGGTGCTGTTCCACAATACTGAAAAAGCATATCTTTTTTCTTCTCCGTTCAGCACGAACGGTTCCTCTACTTCCGCGCCTTCTCTGTAAATCTGCTCTAATGTGATATCCTGTAGCCGCTCCACCCGTACATCCGTAACCTTCAGCCAGATTCTCGCCGCTTCTTTCGGCATGTGGATAGATGGTCGCCAAGCGCCTCTCCAACCTTCAGGTCGCAGATCTCCATCTGCCTTGTAATAATAGATGGGATGTCCCCGAAAATGACCTGCTTCATTGACCGGAAGTCCGCACCATGTTTCTCTAACATAAAGGATGTCTCCCGGCTTATACTGAATCAACTGATTTTCGAACATTCTCTCATCTTCGTCATATTCATATACCCCGGTAAATGAGCCGTCCGGTCTTTTCGTGACGTAGAACCCACAAGCGTCTTTTCGTCTGGTTTTTACCACCCGCCGGGTACAGGTTTTCTGGCCGTCCAAAATCGCCCGCACCATTTCGGTGTTGAATAATATGGGTTTAATTGCCATCTACTCCACCGCCTTTCACAATCTGCATAACTGTCTGATATAGTGCAGAATTTCTTCCGACCAGCTTTGTTATGTATGTGTCTAACTGTTTTACAACCTTCTCCACATCATAGGCCGTCGGCTGCTCCTCAATCTCCATCATCACAGACACCGCTATGTCATCTATATCCACCATTCTGTCTGCGTTTGGATCTGGGTTCAGCCACTTTTCTATGCTCTTTTTCAGTGTCTCTTCGTCTATGAATCGCATGGTTTTTTCTCCTCATGCTCAACCATCTCAAATTTACCACCCTTCGGGATGTGGATTTTTATATTTGGATAGTTTTTAAAATCCCTTGCCGTGGAGCTGTCATACATCTTTCTGACCGTGGAGCTGCCCCACATCTCTCCGACCGTGGAGCTGTCATACATCTTTCTGACCGTGGAGCTGTCATACATCTTTCCGACCGTGGAGCTGCCCCACATCTTTCCGACCGTGGAGCTGTCATACATCTTTCCGACCGTGGAGCTGCCCCACATCTCTCCGACCGTGGAGCTGCCCCACATCTCTCCGACCGTGGAGCTGTCATACATCTCTCCGACCGTGGAGCTGTTAAGATATACTTTAACACCATTCAGCAGTTTCTTGACCTCGCACCGCTTTAACCTGTAGTATCCGCCGGACAGCTCGTCAATCTTTTTGTCTACAAGTACGTGTTCACTCCACCATGCTTTTACCGACTGTCGGAACTCCTCTTCATATTTGCCCGGATCTGTATCGTACCAGTCCGGCGTCACGTCCTGATCTACCACGTACTCCCAGCCGTCCGGGTCTGTCCACCATTCACCATTTTTCGAGACAAGCTCGGCCCGTACAAATACCCTTGACGCGTTGGTATAAGTGTCTTCAACGTTCAGCTCACGCAATAAATCGCTGTGACTGTCATTTTCTCCAGGAGCTACCACGCACCGGCTTTTGAATATAATCCCACTTTTAAATCTACACATGATCTTTTCCCTCCTTAAACTCTATCGCCAGGTCATAGATATACTGGCATATCTTTTCTGCAACTACCGGGGATTCCTCGACAGTCTTAAGCTCTCGCACTTTTCTCACGCCGCACACTGCACAAGTCAGCTTTCTGATGGCTTCCCACGCTTCCCATGCTATCGGGCCGGAGCCGAATGCCTCGCCCATCAGCGATGTACCACAATACCCATCAGTGTCACTAAACCATTTTTCCCGTGGTGCTTTCAGGATCCTTCCGGACACCTCTCGCTCCGGTATCTTTTTCAGCCGACCGTCCAGACGTTTCTCCAGCTCGTCCAGAATCTCCAGTTTTTCCGCCTCTGTAATCATCAGCCTACCCTCCATTTTTCAAAATCGCTCCAGAAGTAACTCGGGTGCGTCCCGAAACTGGTCTTGATAACCACAAACCGCTCATACACCTGGTAGACCTTGCCGCGAATCTCATGCACTCCGTCACTGTCTACCTCCTCGTCCCGCAGTGTACTCTGTATGCGGAGCTTTACGCGCTCCCCAACCTTGACCCCATGCAGCTTTTCCAGCCGCCGGATCTCCTGCTTTTTCTGCTCTGTCATTTTCCCTCACCTTCCGACAAGGCTATCCATCAAGCTCTTGTCATAATCTCTTTCCGGAAAGTTGCTAAAGGCCGTCTTTTTTCCTTTTGGCTCCTCTTTCTGGTTTAAATAGCTTTCGAATTTGCTCCCGAACAGGGTGGACGGTCTCAAAAACTTTTCCCACTCCGTGCCCTTCCATTCCTCAACCTTGCGGTCAATCACGGCCTTAAAGTCATCAAGGGTATAGCCATCATTGACACGTGCCCGTATATGCTTACGTGTATCCTCGGACGAGTGTTTGTACCGTGTCCCGGCTTTTTGATTCAGATAATCAATAATCTCCGCATACTGGTATGCAGGGCGGCCCCCACTTGTGGGCGGCGACATATTATTTTTATCATTATCACAATCACTATCAGGATCATATACAGGTTTTTTTGCTTTCGTTTGCTTTTCCGAAAAACCATTTGCTTTTTTTGCTTTCGTTTGCTTTTCCGAAAAACCATTTGCTTTAGGCCTACCGCCCATCTTACCGGCTTCTTTTCGTGCTTCCACTGTCTTTTCGTACTTTTCGCCGTCTCTGTCCATTCTGGATCTGATAAAGCTAAAGGCCATTGATGTGACGGCGTCCAACTCCGGTGACGCTCTGCCAAGCGCATGATTCATGATTGCGGTAAGCAGTTCGCCCCGTTGCTCCATGTTTAGGAGTTCTATTTGAGCCATATACTCGGTATACAGCACAAAGCTATCCCTCATTCTGCCACATCCTCCACTCGTCCACGTAGTCCTCCATGCTTATCTGGCCTTGATATACGGCCTTTAATCGCTGGTAGGCCTTATTCATAGCCCTTGCCTTTTTCAGTGTCTCCACGCCTCTGCTGGTCTCTTTTGCGATATACTCCCGCAGCTCGCTGTCCTCTTCCGGTACGTCAAGCCTTGGGATATATATTCCGCTCCCCACGTTGATAATGAGACAGCCCTGCGCGTTGGCCTCGGCTATCAGCCTGCGGAGTTTACGGTCAAGGCTCCGGTTCTCCGGCCTCTTTATCGCCCGCTCCCGGCCTATCCCGATCTGTCGGAATAATAACCGGGCTTCTATGTCCTGCTGTTTCATCGATTGCCCTCCTCTCTTCCAGGTAATCCTCCAATCTCATAGTCACAAGCCATTCCTCCCGGTTTTTGCGGTGGAACACTGTGGGGATTTCCCCCTGTCTTGCGTCCCGGACGGCCTGCGCCATTGCTGTGTAGATGTTTAGCTTTTCTACTCTCTTGCACTCTATGTGTACGCCAGGGATACCGATTACATCAGCCTCGCCACTTGTCCCGCAGTACTGCTGACCCCGGCGGGCTTTGTAGCCGTGAGCCTTAAGGATTCCGGCGAGTTCTCGCTCGCCTTTTTTTCCTTTCTCCCTGCTGTTCATGTTTCTCCTTTCTCCCGCCCCGAAGGGCGGGCCTGCCAATCGTGGCAGGAGGTAAAATCATTGGCTTACATTGTGTGATATATTATTGCTGCCCAAGTATGTCTGGACGCATAGGCTCTTATAACTCGCTCTTTCCGTACCGGGCAATGAACGCTTTCCGGGCTTCCTCCGGTGTCATTCCGGACTGCTGCCGCTTCAACTCCCACGCTGTCTGCGCTTTCCGCTTAAGATATCGGTTCGTTTCATTGCAGCGGTGAGCTGACTTCTTACCGTTCCTATGGCAATTATCCCCGCACAGCCATACCGTAAGTCCATCTTCTTCCGAGTGTTGCCTATTCGGTACGCCGAAGAAAACATGATGCTTCTCAAGTGGATCTCCATGCCCGTTTTTCCCGTCAAGAAAGCAGTAGGTCGAATCATCCTGTATGATGCTCTGCATCTTCTATCATCCTCCTTAATTCATCCGGCGGTAGGGTCTCAATACCCTGCTCCTTGCATTCCTCAACCAGGCCATTGATTAACACACTCATTTCTTTCGTGTCGTAGTCGCTGGAGCCGCGAAGCATCATGTACGTGCGGTACATCTTCCCGCCCTTGCCATCCTTGACCTGTGATGTAGGCTTCAGGTGGTAAGTCTCGGCGGCATTGATGGCCTTTTCCGCTTCCTCGGTATCCGGGAGGACTGTATAAACGGCCTGCCCGTCAATAATCATCAGTTGCCCGTACTGCCGGAGCATCCGGTTGTGGGCCGCTGGCTTGGAGATATTCAGCGCATCTGCAAGCTGTGTAAGGAGCTGCCAATAGTAAGCATTGGCATCCAGTGACCGCTTTTCCCGGTATTGCTTAATCTCAACCGTCAGCTTTTTCTCTTTAAGTTTCTCCAAGTCCTCCGGCCTTGCGCCAACCTCAAAAGTCACTCTGGTTTTTCTACTCTTCCAGTCCAGGAAGAGGTCTACGAGGAATCCTGTTACTTTCATATCATTCGTCCTTATAGGTCTGCTTCAGATATGCCAGCATCTGCCCGGCCAGAGTGTTCGTGATTCCTTTCCACTGCACTCCAAAGCCCTTGCAGATATCCTCCGGCGTGGTTCCGTGCTTTTTGCAGATACTCTCGATGGTCTTGATCATTGCCTGCGATGCAGGCTTGTCTCCATCCTGTGACAGTGGTGGCTCCGCCTGCGCCGTGTACTTCGTGGAATCCGCGCCCCAGTATATGTCGGCTCCAATGCCAAGCTGTTTGCAGGCTACTGATATTGCGTCAGTGGTCGCCATCTTATAGCATTCGTCGGAAGTGTAGATCCCTTTGCTTTCTGACGATCTGAACATACTTCCGCCAGTTCCTTCGATAGGCTTTGACCACTCGCCATTAACCTTGATATAGAGTTTGATATCGACAAAAGCAGCGGCTTCCTTTTCAGATTCTCCAATCCATTTCCGAGTTGTCTCATAATACCAGCCAACCCCGCACGGCCCGAACTGTTCAGTCAGTACCTTGATTCGCCACATAGGGTTAATATCGGTCTTTCCTTTTAAGCGTCCGGCCTTAATCTCTCTCTGGGCATTGCCCGGAACTGTCCTGACCGCTTCATATATCGTCAGATTCTTGTTCTCGCTCATACTCCTCGTTTTCCTCCTCTTCCCATTTGTCCCGCTTTCTCGGCAGTAGTACGCCGTACTCTCGCTCATTCCACTCGGAATCAATCAGCATCCGGTTCTCCAGCATACTTCCTTCTTTCTCGCATCTCTGCGTCCATCAGATCTTCGGCGGTAATTACTGACCCACGCATGCCTATTTTTTCTTCCGGCTCATATCCCAGGATGATAAGCACATCATCCGTGGTCAGCTCTTTCTTGGCGCGAATCAAGTCAACCAGTGCATTCACCCGGCCTTCCATAGCGCAGAGCGCATGGTATCTGTCGGCCTGTACTACCAGATCGTTGTCCTCCATCGTTCTTTCCTCCATCAATGCAGCAGCACCAGCGCCACCGCTATAATTCCTGCTATAATGCCTATTGTGTTCGCTTTCATCCGGCCACCACCCACAACAGCAGCGCCCATGCATACATCCCGCATCCCATCACCATCATGGGGATAAGCGCACGAAGAAATGCTTTGAATTCACAAATGCTTCTTTCGTTTCTCATGCTCCTCCATTTCCTTTCTGCGCCGCTCCCGGCGCTTATTGCCTTGAATCTTCCGGCCAATGTGTGAGTTTGCGGTGAAGTTATTTCCGCAGTAACCATTTCTGGCCACGCCCCGCATGACCGTCTCTCCGTCTAGCTCACACAAGACCCGGAACCAGTTACTATAGAAAAACCGCTCGCACTCCGCCTTGACGGCTTCCTGCTGGATTGTTCTGCCTTCTGTCTGCTTCTCCGGCGCCCTTGCCAGGTACCGAATCGCTGTATCATAGTCCATGCAGGCCCGGGCAATTATGCCATGCCGGAGAAGCTCCATTGCTTCAATGGTCATTTTTCTTCCTTGTACAGCGCCATCAACAATCTGGCCGCTTCCTTTTTGATAAGTCCCATCCGGCGCTCCCGCTCTTCGGCTGTAAGCTCCGGGTGTTCAACGGTTACGATGCATTTTTCATACACGAAGGTTTGTGTAGTCATGCTTTCCACATCCAGATCCCGTTGCTCACGACCAAGGCCGCGAAGGTTATCAGCCAGATTGTGAACAGGATTCTGCGCTCCTTTCTATAATCTTCCCGCTGCTGCTCGATGATTTCCGCAGCCAGCGTGTCTAACTTTGTCGATTTCTCATTTTCTCCCATAAAATTCCTCCTGTACTCTTGCCGATACAGGAGAAAAGTGGTATGCTGATCCTGTATCCGCATTGGTCTGTTCAATGTGGTTACTCGCTCTGGTGGGAGGGCCTAATCTCCCGCTGGAGCACTTTCTTTTTCTTCTTTCTCTTTCCGCAATTCGCAGTCCTCACACTGATCTACCTTATCCGCATAGCAGACGGCAAATACCATCAGTGCTGTTGTACCGAACAGCGCACCGCCAAAGAATCCGGCTAAAAATGCCAATTAACTCACCTCTTCCCACTTAAATCTACCTTTGCCGCTATTTCTTCACTGCCCTGCATCTTTCTGGCAGGAATCGGCGATCTCCTTGTCCCGCAAGGCGGTTATGTAAGAAAGCGCCATCATAAAGTCGCTTTCATTCAAGGCTCCCATTGAATCAATTCCATTCCAGAAGAAATCTTCTTTCTGTTCAATATCCTGCGTCTTATCTCTCTTCGCTTCTAATGCACCGAGCATATACCCCAGGTCGAAGTCATCCGCATATTTGAGAAGCGATATTACTTTTATGACAAGGCTTTCTCTATCCTTTCCCTTGAAGAACCGGAATTTCGTCTTTTTCTTCGGCTCCATCGCTTCAAGCTGTTGTGTAAGAACCTGCTCCGCAAGTTCAAAAGGAACATTGAAGTATTCACGCCCGGATACATCGTCTTTTCTTTCGTTCTGGAAAATCCAGTGAAGATTCCCCTCTAATGCAAAAGCATCCTTGCTGTAAAGTTCCGGGCTTTCTGTGAATCGAAGAACAGAGTATGGAATCTGCTTTGCTCTTCGTACCGGGTCACTAGATACGCCGATTTTTATGAAATCACCGCAGTCCATGACGTATACCTTACGTTTCATGCAATTCCTCCTTTCTTTGATTCAATTTAATTGAATTTATCAGGCACAAAAATAAAGTCCATAGGGATCCCTGACAGCTCACTCATTTTCCGAAGCTGTGAGAGCGTCGGCTCTGTATTCCCTTTTTCCCAGTTCACAACGGTTTTGTTGGATACTCCCAGCAAATCCGCCCATTCTTTCTGGGTACATTTTGCATTTACTCTGACCGCTTCAAGTGAAATCTTGGGCATCAGCCGAACCTCCTTTCCTTTAGGATGATTTTATTATAATTCAATCTCATTGAATTGTCAACACTAAAATTCAATTATTTTGAATTTACTATTGAATTATTTTCTTAAATAGTGTACAATTCAATATGTAAGGAGGAAAACACCATGACAAACGATGAACAGAAAAAGATATTCTCGAAAAATCTTTGTAGGTACATTGCGAATAGTCAGAAGCAGCAAAAAGAAATCGCCGATGGCCTCGGCGTAAACACATCAACTTTTAACATGTGGTGTACTGGTAAGTCAATGCCGGGTACTGGAAAGTTGAGAGCTTTGGCCGATTACTTCCGTATAGGATTGACGGATCTTACTGATGAAAAAATCAGCCGGGATGTTGATGCAGAATATTCTGACGCTGTAATGAAAATCGGGCTGACAGATGATCGCTTCAAAAAAATAATTCTTGAATACGACCAGCTGCCGCCCGATAAAAAGGATTTGCTGTGTGATTTTTTTGAGAAGTTCGTCTTTTAGGTGTTAGGGCGTGGGATTTTTCCCCGCCCTTTCTTCATTATATCCCCTTTTGACATACCAATATACGAGATTCATTATTTTTTCACTATTGATCTTCTCCACCATCTCCAGAATCTCTTTCCTGTACTGCTCCATTCGTTCTTTGTCGCCCATGCAGATCCCCCTCTCGCCGTTCCTTGGCTTAAATTATAGAACGTATGTTTGTGCTTGTCAACTATTCAAAAATGTAATGTCTATTTGTGTCGATTTTACATTTTTTACTTGAAAAACTCATCGTATTGTTTTAATATAGATACAAGATTTACCAATAACTTTTGAATTGATTATACAATAAGTCTAAAAAATGTAGTTGGTGAATTTTTAATTTTTTATAACCAAAATTTTTTGGTTGATTTTTTCAACAAAAACATCAGTTTTTTGGTTAGAGAGGGGAACAATGAACTTATATGATGGAAGCAGACAGAGCAAGGGCTTTCGGGCTAATGCTCGAGAAATCCCGCGCAGACGCGGGAAAGTCCCGTAAGTACATGGCACAGGCCTTGGGGAAGTCAATAAATACCATTCAGAATTGGGAAGCTGGAATCGGGGAACCGGGGTACCGCACCTTGGAACGATGGTTTGAAGTCCTTGGGCTGAATTTGGGGCGTTACTTAGTAGAGTATAATAATCCAGGCACAATATCACACAGCACAGATGGCAATATTGCATCCATGAGAGAGCAGATACATCACTACGTTGATACCTATTTCACCGACACGGATATCCGGCGGGCTTACTTCTGCATCTTCGGCAATACTGGATCATCGTGGCGTGAACAGCTTAACATGATTGTAGCGGATAATCACTGCTCTATGCGGTCAAGGGTGAACGTGGCTCAGACCGTGTATGACAACTTTTTGATGGAATCCGCTCGTGGTGAGCTGGTCAATGAGGGTGAGATTATGCCTGATATTGAATCGCTGTCCAAGGTGGTTGAGAATGGCCGGAAATCGGCCTGCGATGGCGTGGACAGCTACATAACAGGAAAGTAGGTGTGATAGTGGAAACAAAGTATTGTAAGCACTGTGGAGAAGTCATTGACGCTGATTGCGTTATCTGCCCGAAGTGTGGTAAGCAGGTGGAGGAATTAAAGTCCTCCAAGCCCGACAATATCATTATCAATAACTCCGCTGCGGCCAGTGCATCCGCATCGAATACGGTAGTTGTGGCTGGAAAGATGAAAAGGAAATGGGTATCTTTCTTTTTGTGCCTGTTTCTCGGATGGATGGGCGCACATCGCTTCTATGAGGGGAAGATATTCACAGCAATCATATATCTGCTTACCCTCGGGCTTTGCGGTGTAGGAATCATAGTAGACCTGATTCTGATACTACTGAAGCCGGATCCATATTACGTATAGAAAAAGTCCAGGTGCTTCAACGCCTGGACTTTTTGCACACCGGAATTAATCACAATGCACCTACTACACTTGCATTGTATCATTCTGGAATAAAAATATCAAGGAGGAATGTACAGTGTATCAATCTTACGAATTCAAACCAGAGGAGATCCTTGTCTATCTCCGAAAATCCAGATCCGATGACCCATATTTATCGGTAGAGGATGTGCTTCAAAAGCACGAAGAGATTATCCGGGAGTGGATAGGCCGGAACCTTGTCCACGATATCCCGGCAAAGAACTTTTATCGGGAGGTCGTATCCGGCGAGACCATAGCAGATCGCCCGGAATTCTGCAAGGTTCTCCGTCAGGTGGAATCACCTGGTATTAAGGGCGTGCTGGTGGTAGAGGTTCAGCGATTATCCAGAGGAGACCTAGAGGACGCTGGGCGACTGATTAAGATACTGCGGTATACCCATACCAAGGTGATCACACCTCAAAAGATATATGATATTGAGGATGACTACGACCGGGATTTCTTTGAGAGGGAACTTAAGAGAGGAAATGAATATCTGGAATATACGAAAAAAATTCTTGCCCGTGGAAAATATCAGTCTGTCAAGGATGGATGGTATATCGCTTCAAAGCCGCCGTTCGGTTTTGTCCGTGTAACTGTGCAGGATGGGAAGAGGAAGCGGCCTACACTGGATTTCGGCCCCGATGCGCCAACAGTCCGGTATATCTTCGACCGACTTAACGCAGGCGTGCTGCCATATACTGTGGCAAAAGAATTAAAGGCTATGGGAGCAAATTCACCAGCCGGGAAGCCCTGGACGGTTCAGATGCTCCTCGATATTGCCAAGAATGACCACTACGACCAGATGATTGCCTGGAAAAGGCGTGGCGATGTCTCACGCGTGAAAGACGGGGAAGTTGTCAAATCCAGGCCGCGCTCAAAAGACTATGAGCTTTTCCCAGCGCGGCACCCGCGGATGATAGACCATGATGTTTTTGTTCACGTCCAAGAGCTGCTCAAAAACCGGAGTCGGAAGCGTGATAGCTATGAGCAGGTCAACCCTGTTGCTGGAATTGCGTATTGCGGTATCTGCGGAAGAGCCATGATGTACCACACGGGGCTCCGGAATGGAAAGTTCAAATATAATCCTCGACTTGTATGTTCTGGTCTTACAAATTGCGAAGCTGCTTCTTGCCTATTTTCCGAATATTCGCAGGCATTAGTATCATCCTTGCTCTGCTCTATTGAGGATTGCAAGATAGAGCTCGAAGAAGAAAGCGATGGTCGAGAAAAAGAAGCCCAGATCCAGATGCTTGAGAAGCAGGTGCAAACGCTAGAACTGAAAGAGTTACATCTATGGGAAAAGTATGCGGATGGAGAAATGCCGAAGGAGATCTTCGACAAGTTGAATCTGAAAAATACGGAAAGCAAAGGGAATGCTGAAAAAGCTCTGGAACAGTTGCGGAGCGAGAAACCACAGAGGGAACATCTTCAAAAAAAGATTGCCATGCTTTCCGATGCGATTAAGGCCATAGAAAGCACTTCGCTGTCTGCCAAAGAAAAGAACGCTTTTCTGAAAACTGTAATAGAACGAATCGAATATTCAAGGACGCACGAAGAAGCGAAGAGTCATGTACCGTTTAGAATGTCAGTAAAATTGAGGATTTAATTTTTTACCAAAAATACATATATCATCATGGTTTATATGAAACAAAACCACGATGATATATATTTATTTACCCCCATTTTTAACACAAAAAATCCCGCCCGGAATTAACCGGACGGGTTTTCTGCTTACTTTTCCTCCTTGACTTTTCTAATTGTGAGCGTATCGTCCACCATATCCAGCTCTATGCTCCTGTCCTCGGGGGTAACACCAAGGGCTTTTATCATCTCCGCCGGGACGGTCAACCTGTAGATTAAGGCGTTCTTGCTGGCCGTCCCGCCAGATTTACAAACTGTAATTTTTTTTATCATTTATTCACCTATTTCTCAATTGGGAAATTGTATTCCTCTTCCAGATCTCCCTCAGCTACCCATTCGATCTCTACTGTCTTAGATTTTTCCGGCTTGTCATCAACCCCAAATTTTCCAAGCGGGCGATATACAATCTCCAGTTTTGCGCTGTCCCCATTTGGGATAATCTTTGCGGATTTCAATTTCAATCCCGCAGCGCTTCCAAGGCTGAAATCTTTGATAATTTTATCAAAATTCTTCTCGATAGCTTCACACAGATTTTTTCCTGTGATTTCCCTGTAGTCAGAGGTTCCGCAAGTGTAGTATGGAGCGTAGTATCTCCACGCCGTTTTTTCTCTTACTTCGGTTCCAAGTTCTTCGGCCTTTTTTTCTGCTTTTTCTTTTGATTCAAAACTCCACTGCATTCCATTGTCATCTACGATATAATGTTTCATTTCTATATCCTCCGTTCCTTTGATGATTTAAGTATATCACTATTTGTACAAATAGTCAAGCATTATTTTAAAATAAATTAAAAAAATCCCCGGATTGCTCCGGGGATCTCTCAATTCCATCTCAAAATATCAACCATAGCAGCGTCCACAATACCGTCCTGGTGCACGCCGTACCGTTTCTGTGCCTCATACACGCCAGCCTCAGAAATATCTCCAAACTTCTTATCAATATTGCTCTCGCCGTTCTCGTTCTTCTCAGCCATGCATCCAAGTCGGACAAGGTGATACTGCACCCAGCCGACATCATCGCCTTTCATTAAGGGTCTTGTCCGCTTAATGGTTCTGGTCGGCACCGGGTACGGATTGCCGACTGTGGCACGTGGGCGGGGTTTGCCGGATACCACGATGACGGTATGCCCCTTGGTCTTGGTGACAAGGATATCACCATTATAGACCGGGGTCTTTGACTGGTTTACATAAGTAATCTTTGTAAACAGTCCCGTGGCGACCAATACCTTGGCCTCGTTGGCTGTGGTAAAGTTGCCCGGGTCTTTCCCGGTCGCTTCTTTTACCGCCTGCCGCACCAGGGAACTGCAGTCCGCATTGGTCTTGACCTTGGTGCTAATGCCATGCTTAACCACGCCCAGCTTGTCCGACTGACTGTAGCCAATGTTTGGATTGTTTGCCGCCTTAATGCCCAGCTCTGCGATTGCGTCAGCGTGTGATACCTTTTTCGGGCGCAGGATATACCACCCTTTCCGGTGGGTATACATTGCCTGCATACTCACCTCGCCCCGGGTGTCATTGGTCTTTGAATTCTGTTTCTGGTCTCCCGGCTTTCCGCCGGAGTATTTGCCACGCTCGTCCGAGCGTGCGGAAGATACCATGATTGCCATGATTTTCTCCTTTCTTAGGTGGATTTACGAGTTACGTGTAGTGTTGTAAATGCAAATATATCTTACTGTCCGGTTATCGCATGAATCAGATCTTCCCGCCCTGTGACCTCTACGCTGTCCGCATCTGTCAGTACTGTGTTGACGCCGGATAGGGCTTTGACAGGTGCACTCCCTGTTGCTGAAAATGATGTGGGTGCATTAAGTTTATAAGCAAACTGGACAGGGGTTCCGGCGGCATATTGATTGGCGAGGTAGGATTTTAATTCATCACTTGTTGTCCAATTTGTGGTGCTTCTAATTCTAAGCCTTGCTGTTTCATTCTCGAGTGTATAATACACCCAGAAACAGTTGTCAACATCGTATGAATATGGATTTCCCACCGTCAAATGAGAGCACATCTGTGCTTACTTGGCAGCATCAATATTACTTCCACTTATCGGCAAATCAGTATATTTCTCAGCTACATTTGTTTCAAAGAACATTCTATCATTGTTGCTGTTGCTTTCCCATGTTTCTGTTCCGTTCAGCGTAATAAGCTTCCACACGTCCTGCCCCTCTCCACTCACCGCGTCCACCTCACCGCCATAAACGGTTTCAGGCAGGGTGAGGGTATTGGTTTGCCCTGTGTAGGGCGTGTAAGTGGTAGGCGGGGTGGAGCCGGGGACAAGCATTGGATATAATGTTATATCGACTGTGTTACCAGATAAGACTTCTATGTACCCGTCAAGCCACTCTACTCCACTAAGGGAAGCTGTTGACGAACTCTTGCCAGAACTTAGCACTATTAAATTCTTTTTATATACAACTGAAAGCTCGCTTTTATAATAACATCCAATAAGTACGCCTACGCCACTTGGAATATTTGCTATGGTGGAGAAAGTATATTTTCCGTCCGGAAGTGACATTTTATACTGATAAGAGTATAATTTAAAAACTGCTCTTCCTGTTGAGGTGCCTGTAATATGGACACTTTTGTCGTCATTTACTGTGAAAGTAATTCCATTTGTAGTTGTAGAATTGTATGCCTTTGGGTTTAGAATATTCTCCCCACACCGCTCCACCGTCACGCTATCCCGTCCCTTAATCGGCCTGATATTATCCGGCGACGGATCTCCAGTGCCCTCCTGCGTAGGCTCCCATGATGCCGTCACTCCCAGCGGATACCATGCCACCGGATAGCACTGTACCGGATTCCCGGATACTATCAGGGGCGGGCAGAGCATATCCACGATGTGCTTGGAAGTCCACGGCTTACCATCTACGACGGTATCGTCCGGGGTAATGTTGGCTATCTTCGTATTTACCGTGTCAAGCTCCTGGCGCATTTTTGCCCGGATCTTCTCCACAGAGGTCTCCGTCCAGTGAGTTGCGTTCCAGTCCTCTTCCGTATCGATATCTGCATTGGCCTCGTACAGCACATTGTTCTGAATGCAGGTTTCGCCCTTTTTGTACGTTTTTTTTGTATACTGATCAGAAAAGTTTTTGTTTGCACTTTCCAGCGCAGTTCTTGAAGCTTCAGCGGATTTTTCGGCATTTGAAGCTGATTTCTCAGCAGCACTCGCCTTTTCTTCCGCTGTCTTTGCCGATGACTCTGCCTGCGCTGCGGATTCTTTTGCGGCCTTTGTGTCCTCTGTGACTTCCTCTTTTGCCTGTTTAATGATCTCTGCCGTGGCTTCCTGGATATTGTTTTTCATATCCTCGTAGGTCGCCATTCTTTTGACATCTCCAGCGGAAAAACACATATAGACCGCCTTGCCGTCCTGTGCCTTGGGATCATCTTTCAGCACTGACGCCCACTCTCCCGGAAGCATCTTATCCGGATCGAAATCCCCATAAGCTCCACGCCTGCTCTGAATCGCCATACTATGCCTCCATTCTATTCTGCTCAATATAAGCCCGGATTGCATCTACGTGAGCCTGCAAGGCCGGATCCACAATGATGAAGTTCTCCCGGACGTTCTGGTTCACCAGTTTTCCGGTGCTGTCAATCTCTGAATAAGTGTAGGAGATACGGTCTCCTTCTGCGGTAACGTGATGAGTGAAGCTAGTCAGTTTCTTCATAATCTAATATCTCCTTTTCATAGTTGGCGAGGTAGGCCGTAGCCAGTCCCTCATAATCAGTGTCCTGTTCATCCTGTGAGCGGTCGAGTGGGTCAAGCCGGAGGTATTCGTAGTCCCGCTGTTTCACCTTGGCTTCCCACGAGAAGGACAGGTTCGGCGTACCCTCCACAAGGAAGTAATCGGCGGTTTTTTCTGATACCCAGATATCGCCCTTGCCCTCTTTCTGAAGGAATACGCAATAGGTGTAATCGGCGGATACGGTTTCCTGAAATACCGGGTCGAAGTAGATGTAGCACTTGCCTGATTCGTCCGTCTGGCCCGTGCCGATATCACCAAACATTGGGGTTGGTGTTTCGTAACAGTATTGAAGAATTTTCCCAAAATCTTCTGTATTAATTGCCCTTGATTTTGTTCCAGATGCGACAAATCCTCCACTGAATATAACATTCGGAACTGTAAATGTTGCAAGAGGTCCTCTGTATGAAAAGCTGCTCTTGCTTGCGTAAAAATTAATATTTCCAGATCCGTCACTCACGCTCACAACTGCATCTCCGTTATATGAGCTTGGAGCAAATATACTGATAGTTCCACCGTACGATGAATTGTCTATTGTAAGCATTCCCGGAAAAACTCTGGTTCTTTTTGACCCAGAAGTTAAATTTATAAGGCTCGAGCTACTACTGGATGAGCTTATTGATATGCTACCGCCAGTTATATTTGCATTTGAGCTGTTAAAAGTATTAGTTGTTACAATTCCAGCGGCTGTTACAGAAAAAATTAATCGTACCGTATCGTTTCCAGCGAGATAGTTTGCTTTTGTTCTGGATGCAATAGCAAATACTACTGTGTTTCTATCAATAGGGCTTCGAATCCAGCATAAAAATTGTACCGTTGTTGAGTCCGCTACACTTTTTAAGCCTTCTTCCGACATGTCCGAATACAAGTCAATACTTTTTACAATCTCACCGCTATCTATCTTCCATCCGCCAATCGTGGCCCCGATGGCCTGCAAATCTGTCACTCGAAGCCAATCAGCCTGTATGCCGATAGCTGACAGTACGTTGACCACAGCATTCCCGGAAGAATCCATACCAGCGTTCCAAGTCTCTCCGCCATCCGTAGATACCGCAAATGCATCGGCGGTCATTTTCCAGATAGTTTGCGATTCTGCCAGTGTAGGCTTATTGTGCAGATAGAATACTGTGGAGCCATCTTCCAGCACCTCTTCGGTCTTGAATACGCCGAATGACTGCGTGATAAGGCTTGTAAGCATCTGGACAGCCTTGTCGTACTCTGTGAGCTGCTTTTTGGTATTCAGCCGCGCCTTGACCACTGCTTCCGTGGTCTTGGAATAATACTTACTGCTATTCCGCATTGGACTATCAGCGGAGCATTTGAGGGTCGTGTATCCGAAAAAAGTAAAATTCACATCTGTAATCACGGACTGGTAAGTATTCTGTTTCCGGTCAATCACATAGCACACATCACCAAACTCCGCCATCGGGTAAGCGATATGATCCATCTCAAAAGGTCTGAATCTTACGCCTACAATCATAGGCCCGATACGGTTCAGCGCATCCTGCGGGTTGCCCTCGATCAGCTGATTGGTCAGGGTAAGCACGTATCCATCTTCGCCGTACAGGTAAGTTGTATCGTCTACCGTGGTCTGAATTCCCGTGATAACCACGTCATCCGTGGCCACTGTCAGATTTTTTTCCCGGAAAAGTACGTGATAGTCTCGCGTATCCGCAAAGGTTCCTGCGTCATACACATACCCTGTGTCCCAGGGATTAAAAGAACCGCCGTCTGCAGTGTCTCCGCTGGCGTAAGGCGTGGAGCCGTCAAATACGCCGCCGTCCAGTCCGCCCTTGTCAAAGAGCGAGAAATCATAGCTTACGATATTCAGGCGGTTATATTCATCCATTCTGGCATTTCCACCCGCCAGCATAGCGCACAGCCCCCAGAGCGTCCGGTGAGTAATGCCATCCGGGAATGACGAGATCACATAATCGCCATTGACGAATGTAGTTGTCTGGAGCGTCACACCACAGGTGGAGCAACTATCCCGCAGTGCCGCCGTAGCGGTCATGGGGAATGACAACGCTGTGGTGTAAGCTGTGTCGCCCAGGTACATTGCATCTGCCGCGGTTACTTCAATGATACTGCCGTAGGATTCCGGCTCAATAACCGTGAACGCGCCGAGCAGAATCTTTTCTGTCTTTCCTCTGTTCAGATCCAAACAGCAGTACACTGTAAATTCAGCGCCGTAGAAGTCGTAGGCAGACCATTGGTCTGCATCGTTGACTATGGCGATTCCTATCTGCTTTTCCAAGGCCACGCCAAGCGGAAAAGAACTGCTCCCGGCGGCGTCGGTGTAACTATTACCGGATAGGTAGAAGTCGCTACGGGACAGCTCTTTTGCCGTCCCGTCTGCGAACTTGATAGAAGCCAACACATAGAAGTCCTTTCTCTGTGTCGCCGTCTGGATAAATTCGTTGCTTACATTCTTCATCGTGGATTCACCCCAATTACATTAAACGATAATTCGTCCCAACATTCTACCCCACCCTCTAAGGTCTTACAGGGAGCATTGAAGTTGGAAGCGTAGAATTTCCCGTCTCTCCATGATGCCGTCAGAATGTCGAAGTAATGAAGAGTGAAAGATGACTTATTGATGATTTCGCGAAGAATGGTGGCTGCATCACTGGCCTTAATATAAGACCACTTCAGCTCATATCCTTGCACAGTTCCTATTGGTGTGTTGTGCATCACAAGTGACTGATCTCTGTCTGAATCGTCTGTAGATGTAGTAGCCAGATTTGCGGAGTATCCATCTTCGTCCGGCTGTACTACCGCTATACCGTTAATTTTAATACAGTCCTGCATACACCCTCCTAACCCAGTTCAAGCGGGTTGATGCCAGTTGCCGCCTGCCGCATCTTCGCCTCACTGATAAATTCATCGAACAGCACCCGCCGGTTAATCTGGCCGACAAACCGATAGCTGCCGCCGGACTTCTGCCCGGATTCTTCCCGGATGATACGACGCAGAAGGTTCTCCGGCATTTCCAGGTTATTTCCGTTCCGCTGGTCGCCCAGCATTGCCATGAATGGAGCGTTCGGCGGAATGACCGCGCCTGTCGCAAGGTACGGGATATGCGGGGCGCTGACCTTTTCGATATCGAATCCGAATTTCTTACCGCCGTACTTCGGTACCCATTTCGGAACTTTCACATTGATTTTGTTCAATGCGCCAATTACCGCATTGATACCCTTGGCGCAAGCGTCAATCATGGCATTGACAAGACCGATAATCAGGTTGATGGGAGCTTTCACAACTCCTACAATCGCCTGCCATACTCCTGCCAGAATTTCCTTGATTCCTTCCCAGCACTGCCGCCAGTCTCCGGCGAAAGCTCCGTTGATGAAAGTTATGATACCGTTGATCACCTTTTTGAAGCCCTCCCAGATATCTGATGCAGACCGTAAAAAGATGTTCAAAACTTCTCCGAGAACGCCGAAAGCCTCTGACCAATCGGTTGTAAATATTTTTTGCATCCATCCGTCGAAGGTCTCCATGATATCCTGGACTCCCTGAAAAACAGAATCGACAATTTTTTTGAAGCCTGATGCAATTTTTTGAAGCCCGGAGAAAGCTCTGTCCCAGTCTCCAGTGAATGCACCGATTAAGAAATCCAGAAGTCCATCCATTACCTCAAGGATTCCGTCAACAACTCCCATGAAGGTATTGAGCAGTGCTGTAACAATCGGCTCAATGACTGGAAGAACATTCTTGTTGATCCAGTCCACAATCACCTTAATCAACTCCAGTAACTTCCCGAGGATATCAATAATCTTCGGAATCGCAGAGGACAGGAGCCAGTTGAACAGCGGAGCAAGAATCACATCCCAAAGCCATTTGCAGGTGTCGCCCAGGCTCTTAAGCAGTGCGACAGCAGGCTCTTTTAGGCGCTTAATCGCATCAATGATAGGCTGCAATTTTTCTTTGATTTTTGCCGCCCATTCCTGGAATTTGGAATCAATCGGAACTTCGGCGAACATATCCTCCGGGGATACGCCACCGGAAGCCCCGGACTTGTCTTTTTCCGTGTCCTTCTTTTCCAGCTTATTGATTTCATCCAGCGGGGATAGATAGCCCTCTGCGGCCTTTTCTGCATCCTCTGTACTGTCCGCCGTTTTGTCCAGAGACGCTGCATAGTCCTGCTGGACGGCCACGGCTTTCGTGAACGTCTTTTTCCCCGTCAGTGCCGCAAAAAGCTGTCCTACCGCCGTTACGGCTCTCGAAATCATGTCAATGAATTTGGACAGTATCGGAGCGACTACACTCAATATCGGGGCGAATGCCGTAGCGAATGAATTCTTCAGCCGGGTCATGCTGGACATGAGCGTGGACATATCCTTGTTGACCGACTTCGAATACTGCGCAAGGTTCTGCAAGCCCTCTTTGGCTGCGGAAATCATCGCCCGGATCGCCTGACGGATAAGCATGAGCTTAACCATCTTTCCGAGGCTTAAGATACTCTTGCTGAACGGAACAATTGACTTCGTGGCATTCTTCGTCTTTTTTGAAGTCTTTTCCGTTTCTTTCCCGGCCTCTTCCATCTTCTCACGGTATTCAGATACTTTCTGATTCAGGGCCTTATAAGACGTATTGAGCTGATTGTTCATGTTGTCCAGCTTCTGCTCTTCCTGCTCAAGTCTCTGAACCGCAGCGGCACCTGAATCTGTGTTCATCATCGGAGTATATGCACCGCCGGAATCTTCCAAGGCTTTTTTCTTTGCCCGGGCCGTATCCAGCTTTGCGTTGAGCTGGTCAATATCGTATTCCATCCGCTTAAATGCGGAGGATTCCGTATTGCCGCCGGTCTCCACGAACTTAATTTCTTTCTCAATCACAGCATCCAGGGATTTTTCCAGTTTCTCAATCTCTGCGGTCAATGCAGAGTATTCCTGTGTAGGAACTTCTTCTTTCCGCATCTCTTCTATCTTCTGCCGCAGCTCTTCGACTTTCTGAAACTGGGCTGTATACTGCTGGTTCATCTTCGATACGGAGTTGATCTGCTTTTCAATGGCGATCCGCGCCTTATCGTTCAGGTCAGCGGTAGAAGCGGCCATATTTTTCAAAGCCTTATTAATATTTTCAGAACCGGCCTTGATGCCGTCCTCATTGATTTGCGTATCAATAATGACACTTCCGTCTGCTTTCATCGCTCACCGCCTTATAGCCATTTTTCCATGCTTTCACGTGCTGCCCTTGCATCCTCTGTCTCCTTGACCTTAAGATGGATAAGTGAGTGATTCTCGCGTTCAAACTCTCTCTCCCATTTTTCGAGCTTGACACGCTTGGCCTTTTTCTGCCGGATAGATACAATTTGTGAAAACTGGCTCTCACCAATCTCCATGAAGAATCCGAGAAATGTCCACCAGTGCAGGTATTTGAGCGCCCGTACTTCTTGCCCGGCAATCTTATTGACCGCGGGTATAATGAGCGGCGCGTCCTGCTCCCAGTCCATCAACCGATGGCGCGGCTTACTGTCTGGGGATATATTCGCGTCTATGAACTTCACGGCCTTTTCACAGGCTTCCTCATATCCGCTTGCTGGTATATCATCCTCATACAGGATCTCTATCATTACCTCTTCTTTTTCGTAATCCGACAAATCCGGGTCAGTCATGGCTATCAATATGTCCAAGACCGCCCGGAAATCACTTCTTATCCCGTATTCCTTGCCTGCAACCTCCAGAGCTACAGGCAGGTCATAGGCACTCATTTTTTGTACTTTCCGGTATACTTCTTGATTCGAGCGCTGGTGTGCTTGATTCTGACATCCATCTCCGTCTCGATGAATGTGGTAATCACATCAAGAAGATACTCTGCATACAGTGTTCCGTCCGGTCTGGGAGAGAGCGGATTGATCTGGAACAATGCGGATACATCGGTGTTCAGTAGATATTCGAACTGCTTCTTGATTTCGTCAGAAACCTTGTACAGTTCATCGTCCCCGGCGTTCTCGTCTACATGGAGATTTTCGAAAACCTCTACGACCTTTTCGCACCGCTTCGCAACATCGAGGTCTGACGGGTTCCAGTAGAATCCGCCCGTCACATTACCTCTGGTATCCTTAATCTCGATCCATTCTCTGGTATCGAGAACCAGTTCTCTTGCCATAGGTGGCCTCCTTACTCACTTGCGGGTGTGAATGTCTTGGCTGTCACATTCCAGGTTCCCTTAACCCGGTTTCCGGCTTTATACACGGTGAACGGTGTCTGAATACCGGAAGTGTCGCCGCCTACACTGGTCGGGATGACGTACACATCTTCTCTGTACGCCCATACCGCGGTAGGTGCATCGTCCTCGTTTGTTCCTGGCTTCAGAAGCACATCAACCATAGTAGTCTTGCACTTATCGCCTGTGGCTCGGGTGTTCGCCAGCTCCATAATCTTATTTGACAGTGCGTCGTCGTAGTCTTCATAGTAGAAGGGATCAACATCGGACTGTACCTCATAGCCGGAATGCTGCACGGACTGCTCACCGAGGATATTCTTTGTGACTTCCACATCCGGGTTCAGCTCTTCGTTGTACTCTTCCAGGTTCTTACCAAGGCGAACGTAAGTCGTGCTTACAGCGCCGAAAGAAGAATCCAGATAGTGAGCAAGATATTTTCTTTCAATCATGAAAAAATCCTTTCTGCCTATAACTCTTCAAAGGCTCATAGGGTAGCGGCTGCATTCTTCTTTTGCAGTCGGTAATCAGTTACCATTTTTCGTATTCGTTGGTGTACTGGACAGTGATAGGCAAGAGCCAGTCCTGCACACCGCTCTCTTTCGGTTCCAAGCCGTAAGAGTTATTGCGGGTGATCCGCTTTATCTCCCGCCCGCTGGACAAGGCCGGGAACGCAGACAGGCGCGTCTCTTTGCCGTCTATGGCGACAGGCTCCCGGCATATCCACTTTCCGAGATTGTCAAGGAACTCCTGTACGCTCATTTTCTGGCGCTCCTTGTCTGATGCCGTCCGGTAGACCACAAAGAACGGATACTGACAGGTCTGGTGCATCACGCCGCACACGTCCTCTTTTTCAGAGTATACCAATGCGCCGGAGTCCGCCGAAAATGCAATGCCGCTGTCGGCCTGCAATTCTTCGAATTTGATGGTTTCGTCCTTGTACAGTCCGGGGTACTGGTTCAGCAGTTCCCGCATTGCCGCTGTGAGAATCTCATATCCGCCAACGTCCGCCCTGATAGGATTACTTTCCATATGTGCCACCTCCAGCCGTTTCTTTCACGTCTCTAACCCACTTGTCTAGGTCTTTCGCTTTTGCGGGTTCAAACCACTCCGCCTGTGCCTGTGGGTGGGTTGAATGATTGTAAGACAGGAATTCTTTGGCGTTGGTCTTTCTGCCATACTGACTGACCAATACCTTTTTCTCTCCTTCTTTCGCCCAGGGGCTACCGCTTTCTACTCCTACCATACCTTTTCCTTCATAGAGGAATCGGCCTTGCGGGCCAAAAGCAGCGTATACCTGTCCTGAGCCTTGCACTGCCGCACTGGCGGCGCGGGTGATATTGACAAGAGTACCCGCATTCATAGGCATGAACGGTATCATGCTTTGGCCTACGTTTCCGTCGAGCTGATACTGCGCTCTGCCGTACTGCGTGTTAAATCTGGACATATCCAGTGATACCTTGATATTGCCTTTTACGATGCTGTACTTTTTGAAGTGGAACTTTCTGCTTCGTGCCATATCATTTCCCCAGGACTTCAAAATGCGGAATGACTGTATACGGGCCACCTAAGCTGGTGATCAAGAACACGTTGTCATGCTTGGCGTTCATGTAAGCGTAGAAGCCATCGTACCGCCTGTCTGTGTACTCTGCATCATTCACTGTCTCGCCGTCCCATACACCTTCCCAGAAAAAGCTATCCGGGGAGAATGTGATGGATTTTTCCAGCGCATCATTGGTCTGCTTTACCCATTCTTTCGGCGGGAGCCATTCAAGCTCATTCCCTGCGCTATCGGCAATCATTTTCGTGCCATCACGAAGATGATACCGCACATGGAGCTGGGCACTGTCTGTACTGTCTGGGCCATATTTTTTCAGAATCGCTCCGCGGTCTGTGTTCAAGTCTACGCCTGTGAGGATATGTGGATACCAGACGGTTCCGGTCTGGGAATCGTATCGGTTGAATAGAGTGATGGTCTTGTCATACATAGACCATCACCATTTCCCGGAAGTATCCGTCTTGCTCATCCTCTTCCACAAATCCGTCAGTTTTTCCCAGCCATACATGGCCACAAACGCCACGATGAATCCGGCCATAATAGCCGCCAGAATCATGTACCACAGAATCACCATATTGATATACTGCATATAGGCCACAAAAGCCGCTACAGTGATACCGATTGACAGGACGAATACAAGCGCATCTGTCGGAATCTTCGACAGGAAGCCAACGCCCTTGAATACCTGTGTAATCACTGACACGCAAAAGGCTAGAGCGCCAATCACTGCCAGAACCATAGTCATATTGGTCAATAATGCATCCATGATATTACCTCCATATTCTTTTCCCGCAGTTCTTACACTGCCAGATATGCCGCGTACATCTGTGTCCGCGTTCGTCTTGCTCCAGATATGAGCCAATATACTTCTGCTTGGAATGGTCGCAGAAAACTCTTTTCAGAAGATTCATAATCACACTCCCGCGTATAAGAGCGGTACGCCCTCGTCTGTTGTTACTCCCATCAAATACGGCCTTACCGTGTCCAACATGAGCTTATTTTCCAGCTTCGGGTCGCCCGCCGCCGCATATACTGCGCTCCACTCTTTCGCAGACGCCCCGGCCTGCTGTGGCGTCGCATAGGATATGGATTCGCTTCCGGACGATACCGAAGTCACAATGCCCGTGGACGTCCCGGTTCCAACTTCTACCGAAGAGGAGCCAGACGCCGCCGCGCTGGCCTGTTTCTTGGCCTGTTCGAACTGATAGAGCACTTCCACCAGACTGCACACGGCTTTTTTAATCTTCTTCTGGCTCCGCTCGCTGGACGGGAGACTATCAACCAGGCGGTCAAAAGTCGCCGTGTCCAGCCAGTCAGAAGCACGTCCAGCCAGCCGTAAAAAGTTATCTTCCGGCACAGCGCTGCCGTAAAACGAATCGGTGTAGAATTCATAATCTGCATAAGCCATGCCGGAAGCCTCCTTTACCGGGTGATAATACGTGCGATGGGGATAGCCTTAACCGGGAAGTACTTCTTGGAAGTACCGCTGTTGTTGTTTGCCAGCTCCCAGTTCGCCGCTGTCTCAAGCTGCTCCTTTGTCGGGGAGATGATGCTTGAAGCCTTGAAAGAGATACCGTAGGGAGAGAAGATCTTTCTCTGTCTGGAATACAGGGTATCCTCGCCGCCATTCTTTGCCGGATCTCTATCCATCTCATAGGGAACCTTTGCACCGCAGTTGGTGTATTCGATTGCTCCCTCGCCCAGAACGTAGGTTGTGTATGCTGTGCCTGCCGGAAGCAGTACGACATAATCGCCATCAGCTGCATCTGCGATATCTCCGGTTACGGAAGACTTCGGAACTTCTCCGGTTCCAGTTCCAGGAGTTGCCACTTTCAAGGACCCCGGATCTGTCTGTGCTGCCTTGACATACTTTGCGGCTACTGCTGTAGTCGGCATATTGTCATCAATGAGGACAGCGCGGCCATTCAGTGTAGCCAAGGTCAGGTCTCTCTCGATTCCCTCTCCATCGTTATACTTCATGTACGCCAGCAGTTTGAGGTTTTCGAGGTCAGTAGCAATCTTGGAGTGCATGATTGCCAGGCTGAACTTGCCCTTGTTATCGCCAAGTGCCTGCTGAACTGCATTGTTCAGAGTGGTCTCCTTGAATCCGGTGTCTGTTGCAGACATGGATACATCGTAGGTGTGGCCGTCCACGAACTTTTTATTCTCGGTTCCGGTCATGGAGAAGATTCCTTTCAGGACGGACAGCAGTGTCGCCTGGTCGATGTCGTCCCAGTATTCAGCCACTTCCTCCGCTGCGGGCATGAAGTCCTCTCCGGTGATGTCAGAGGAGAAGTCCTTCTCTGTCCATCCATGAGCACGGCCCACAACGATTCTTCCGTGTGTATAAGTCTCACGGGAATCCGCTTTGATGTTGGTGGAGCCGTCATAGTTATCAGCGGTACCGCCGATTCTTGCCTTAATCGGGATGGTGATATAGTTGCCGCCAGTCTGATCCGGCAGCATGGTCGCGTACTGGGGCTTCTCGACAATAGCTCCAGACTTCAGAAGCTCATTTCTGTTGAGGTTCGGTACACGGTCAACATAGGCCCCAAAAACCTCGCCGTTAAAATTTTTCTGGTCAAATAATGCCATAAAAAAATCCTTTCTACCTATTAACTGTTAAAAGGTGTGTAGGTTAGCGGTAGCACTCCTGATGTGCTATCGGTTACTATTCAGTTACTGCATATACTGTGAGATATCCAGATCTGGATTCTCATTCTTCATCTTCATAAGCTGGGACATAGTGTACTTCTGTCCGGAAGCGCCACTCTGCTGTGCGGGTTTAGTGAACTTCGCTGCATTCTGCTGGGCTGCTGCCTGCTGCTTATCCACGAAAATTCCGGCTTTCTGCTTTCCGTCCGCGTCGGTAATCATACCTTTGAAGATATCTGCGATGGATTTTCCTTTTGCGGAATCAGAATCAAGAGCCTTGGCAAGCTCCTCCCGGTAGTGGTTGGCTGTGATATCGTTGAGGAAGTCGTATACCTTCTCGCCTTTCTCGTCCACAGAAGAGAAAAACTCGTCAACCGTCTTTTCCAGTGCCGCTTTGCGGGTGTCATCGTCATGCGCTTTCTTCTCGTCCGCAAGCTGTGTGGTCAGCGTGCTGATCTGGGTTTTCAGGTCATTCACATCCACATCCTTGAACTCTTCGAGCTGCTTCTGCACATCATCCAGCGAGGTCTTGTATTCGTCCCTCTTGGTGATAGCCTTATCATAATCAGCCTTTGTGCGGTAGTTCTCGTCGAATTTCTTTTTCAGATCTGCTTTTTTGTCCTCCGGAATCTCAATACCAAGCTCCGTAAGAATCTGCTCATAGTTCTGCATTTTTAATCCTCCTAAACGTTTCTTTTTAACCGCCCGTCAGCGGTAATGGATTGAGCCAGATCAACCTCTGGCAAGGTAATCGGAACACCCGGAATCGAACCAGGACAGAGGGCGCGACCCTCCACATCTGCCATTGATGATATATTCCGATAGCAATTCAACAATCCCGCAGGCGTCGCCTTCCCTGCATCTCTTTTAGCCCGTAGGGCGCGTGGTTGCGACAAAATCCACCACCTGAGATTATCGAATTGCAACAGCCGCCGCCAGGATTCGAACCCGGAACCAGCTCCTTACAGGGGAGTTACTCTACCAGTTGAGCTACAGGGGCTTGGGCGGGTATTGCCCGCCCTATTAGATATGAGGTGTTCGGTCGACGAGATGAACCGATGATATGCGTCGGAAATTGCATCCGCTTTTCAACCTCCCAGAGCAATGGTAAGTGGACATTGTTTTCTGGTTTCTTTTAAGGACGCATATCCTTGAAAGGAGGGAAACTATCGGCAAAGCCTTTCGGCTTAAAGTCATAACTTTTCACACTCCCATCATACTACATATGGCATATATGTTGTGGCACCACATTTTACCCATCTGCAAGCATCCGGATCCGCTTCATAATTTCGGCCTTTTCATCCTGAAAGTCGGAATCAATGACCATTGCCGAAAGCATATCGTAGACCTCTACCATCAGGCGGCCGACCGATTCCATGAGTTTGTCCCGGTGTCCCTGGTCTCCGATTTCCTGATATGACTTTTTTGCCGCGATGTACGCGTCATACAGGGCGTCAATATTGTGGTCATACTTTCCGTTGGAGTACTTACTGATTGCCGTCTCCGTCGCTTCTGCGACAATCTCCCGGCCCCAGCTTTCATTCTCCATGCATTTCAGATTGCAGATCGCCGTGGTCAGTTTTGCTATGCTGTCGAGGTTCGCCGCGGTCAGCTTATTCTTTGCCGCCGTACTTTCAATCTCCAGCTGCTTTTCCAACACTCTAATCAGTTCGCTCATTATCCCACCTCTTTTCTACTGCCTTATACTTATCGTGCAGTTTCTTCTGGCTTTCCACCACATAGACCATATCGTACCCGGCGGATATCAGGTCAGTGATGATTCTTTCCAGCTGTTTCAGCTCTTCACTCACGTCCTCTACCATAGATTCCAGGAATACAGCGTCAGAAACCGCCCCGAGGTCTCGGAGCTTCTTGGAATAGTTCTCATAGAGCTTTTTTGTCTCTGCTTCCCACTCCCTGTAAGCGTTGAATCCATCCTCCACGGCTTTCTGCTTAGTGCTGCGACCTACACTGATTCGATTGGCAGTAATCCAACCGTCCGGTATCATGTTCACCGTTCCTGTAAATCTATCAAGTATAAGTCGCCCATGATGATTGATATAGTACCGATTCAGTTTCCGGCGCTCCCGGCTCTCTTCATAATACTGATGTTCGTGGAGCCGCTTATATCCATGCAGACCGAGAAAGTCGAAGTAGTCCGCCATCTGGTCGTGGAACATCAGCGCGGCGATATACCGCGCATTGACTTCGGCGTATACATCCTCTACTGTCTGCACGTCTGCCTTGCTCTTGAAGGTAATCATGTGATCACCTCCTAAGCTACCTTCTTAATGATAAGGTTCGCATCTTTGACAAGAACCGCTCCAGTTGAAATGTTCCCAACCGATACAGTTAAGGAAGTTCCAGCCGGAACCGGGATAAGCGTATCCGCGCTTACGTTCTGGTACACATCCGCAGTAACTACGGTATAATCCATCTCTGTCCCCCCAATCGCTTCTCCGTTCAGCTCAAGCGTAAGAGTGGTTGCTCCAGCGGCCGCAGCTGTCACATTTGCGTTGAACTGAAGTTCCACCGCCATCGGCTGATTTCCACGATTGGTGATAGTGAACAGGCCGCTTCCCTCGATGTGACTAAGCCATCCGCTCTGGCAGCCACAGCGCCGAGATTTGACGCGCGTATCTGTGAATATGATGTTCTGATTGGTATCGACGGTCTGTGCCGTCTTTGCAATTACATTAAGCATATTTTTCTCCTTCTTTAAAAAATAAGGGGCAGGCCACGCCTACCCCTTGCGCAAGACTACCTTGTGGTAGATATGGATTCTTCCAACATGCTAATTATTTTGTTCTGATTTTCCAGAATCCGATCCAGATACTTCTTGTCCTGCTCCTGCAGGTGCCTTGCGAGGTCTGCGTTGCTTTCCTGCGATAGGTCGCTCTGGTAATTAAGCACCTGCAGAAAGACTCCGAACAGGTTAAGAAGATCTAGAACGGTCAGCTCCTGGTTGGTCACAGCACGTTTCCACTACAACAGCCGCCCCCGTAAAAGGAACCACTGTTATATGCGAAGTACGGGCTGCAAGTCAGGAAAGCCGGAATCGGGGTCGGACGTACTGCATCCACGATATTCTTGGTCTGGTTGACCTGAGAAATCTGCCAGTATGCGGTCTGAAGGTCTCTATCCCGGTCTGCCAGCTTATCCCGCAGGCTCTGGATGGTATTTTCCTGCATCAGCTGTCTGGTCGCCTGACCATCCGCCAGAATGGTCTCCTTAATATCGCAGCAGCAAGATGCAATCTGTGCCTGTGCGGCCTGCGCCTGCAGAGCAGCAGCGTAGCGATTCTCAAGGATTTCTTTCTGCGTCTCACAGCAGCACTGCTGGGACTGTGCCCCTAACTGCTGTAATCCTAGCTGATTGGTGTACCGATTTTCCAGAATGTCTCTCTGGGTCTGACAAGCTGTGTTGCTTACGTTCTGGTTGGTATTGAAGATATCGCGCTTGACGAATTCATCAGAAATGAAGTTGTCCTGTACGCCTGTCTCAACGCCGTTGCGATTCCATCCGCCCATCATCGGGAAGAGGAACGCAATCAGGATGATCCAGATCCACCATCCACCGTTGCCCCACATGCCATCATTGTCGTTTCTGGTTACAGCAGCCACGTCAGCCGCTGTTAAGCCCATTCCATCTGTCATGTTGGTTATCTCCTTATCTTATATTTATCAAGTCGTTGCGCACCGACGAGATAGCTATTTCAGCATCCCGGTTATTTGTCCGGGGTCTATGCCGTTCTGACGGCACATATCCATGAATACCTGTTCAGGGATCTTCCCTTGGCACATATCCATAGCCTTTTTTACGTTCGGGTTCTGCGCAGCCATCTGCTGCATCATGGCTTGCGGGTTCCCGGACTGTCTCACCTGATTAATCATTCCCATAGCCTGCCCGAGCATACCCATCGGATTGTTCCGGCCACCGCCCATCATTGCCATTAATGGATTCATAAGGTCTTATCCTCCTTTTCCAGTGTAGGTTCTCCCAGTTTTCGGAGCAGGTCTTCAAATTCAGCGCGGGTCACATAGTCCGGCTGGGACTGCTGTGGCTGCGGAGCCATGCAGTCCGGGGAAATCTCCTCAAATCGAAAAGCCTTGAATGTGGCACTGCCCATGCCATCTACGGACTTGACGTAGAATACAGGGCTATTGTTGTCCATCATCCACGCAGTCTGCCCTGGCTGTACAATCTGATTCTTGGCCCCCTCAATTCCGGCCACCTGTATCCAGTTCACATTCTGCGCCGGAGCCTGCGGCTGGGGTTGATACTGCTGTCTCTGCTGCTCCATCTGCTGGATTCGCTGCTGCAAGGCCGCCTGTTCTGCCGCCATTGCGTCCATGTTCATCATGTAAGGCATATATCCGTTCATGCTTGCCCTCCATCACTGCCGCGATAATATCACGGTAATCTGTCCTTATCGGTATCTCGATCTCGTCCTGCGGATCTGGATCCGCATAAGGGTCATATCTGTTCATGCCTATATTTTCGCACAAAAAAAGAGCCGTCCACAGGCTCTATAAATGCCCAGGAAAGCTCTGAAAAGTTCCTTATTTGTTCAGTTCACTTTTCCAGTATACTGTATCTATCCATTCCCGCATCCGGCGGGTATCTGTCATTTTCACAATCTTTCGATTCACCCGCAGGCTCAACTTGCGGATATTCTCGTATCCCAGTATCTCCGCGCACTCTTCTAGAGGAATATTCTTCGCCCGTAAATCATACAGGGCAGCTTCCCTGGAATCGAAATTGCAGAACTTTTTATAATAGGCCAGCTCCGGCGCGGTAAAATCGTAGATTTTCAAGCGAATCCCTCTTACTTGTCTGTTAAGGCGTGAATCAGATCGTCTCTGGTTTTTTTTAGCCCCTCTACATTGTTTCCGGTAATCTTGTTCTCAATGAGATCGAACATGCTGCGCATAAGCAGATTCATGTCATCCCGGTTCTGATTAATCTGGGTATAATCATTGGTCAGCTTCTGGTCTATGCCGTCCAACCGCTTCTCGATGTTGTCCAGCCGCTTGTTGGTGTCTTCCTGTGGCTTCTTGGCTTCTGTGTATGCCTTGTAGATGATCGTCCCGGCGGCTCCCACCGTAGAAATCCCCACGCATATAGTCATGAATGCTTTTCCCAGTTCGTATAAGTACATTAATCTGCTCCTTTTGCGTTTTCATATCGCCGTGCAGCTCCCCGCGCTCTCGCGGCCTGCTCCCGGCCCCATTGTGCTATTCTAAGCCTGTCGGCCAGTGGCTGGAGATTGTTGTCCTTGCAATACTCGTTATACGCCTTATTCTGGCTCTGTAAGAGGTAAGATTTGCGGTCAAGCTCCTGCTGCATGGAGAACTTAACCTGTTCGTCCTTGCACCCGTCTACAGCTTCCTGCAATCCCATAACCGCCCGCTTGGTCTTGCGGATACGGCGTTCAAGCTCTCTCTGCCGCTTCTCCGCCTGTTCCACTCTATAGTTATCCGCGGTCATGAGCTCCTTGTATGGGTTATCCTTGGCTTCTCCCGTTCCGCTTCCGAAGCTGTGGCGGCAATTCACACCACACAGTCCCTCTATAGTCCCGTACCCGGTGGATTCCTTGAAGTCCGGGAAGCGCTTATCTTTCCCAGTCCTGGAAAAGTACTGGCCTTGCCACCACGCATGATTTCCCGGGTTCTGCCCGCCGTCACCTGTCCGGGCTCCCACGTGAGCGGACACCAGCACAATATCCCAATCCATTTCTTCCATGCGCTTAAGGCATATATCCCCGGTGGCCTGCGCTATGCCGGTTCGCACCGCACGGGCCGTGGCTGTCTCTATGGTATCCTTGTGTCCGGTGGGATACCGGACTACCACGCCGTCCTTGACTATCGTGTCTACGGCTTCTCTGACGGCCTGCGTATAGCTCACCGCTCCGGTCATCACCTTATTATAAGCAATGTCGCATTCAGCAATATACAGCGCCTGTGCCACCTGTGCCGTGGTTCGAGTGTAATTCGTCCATTCGTTGACCGTGACCAGCATATTCCGCTCCATAAGCCGGATAAGCGCCGGGGATTGCGTGAGCGGTTCCGGGGATAGTCCGGCGGCCTGGTATACCTTATTGTCTGCTTCCAGGGCCTTAATCCCAGCTTCTTCCATCGCGGCCTTGATCTCCTTCTTCTGCCACTTGGTGTACTTGGCAATCTCCGCGGTAATATCTTCCAGAAGATACCCCGATTCCTGCAAGGTCTTAATCCGCCACACGTCCGATGATGTGAGCAGGTATTCCTCGCCCCTCCCGATGCGGAGCATGATTCTGCGTATAATCTGCCGGATAATATAATCATGGAGGGAGGACGCAATCTGCTCACTGCCCTCTGATACCCGCCTAAGGTACTCCGGTTCAAGCATATTGTATCACTCCCTCCTGACTGATTACTCACCACTTAACCCAGTGGCCGGGAGATGTGCGGATCACCATCCTTTCGGCTTGCGTGGGTCATCCTATCACTCCTCTACGAAAAGCCCCGGCTCTTCTTTTGGCTGAGCTTCTTCCACCATTGCTTTCGCTTCCTCTTCGGACATACCCTCAAACTTCACAAAGTACATCCAGGCCGGAACCTTACCCTGTGTCACGTACTGCCACCATCTGGCCCTATCCTCTTCCCGGTTGTACGTGATATCACCGAAGTCGTAAGTTGTTTCGTAAGTACCCACCGGGGCCAGACCGTACAGGTCGGCAAATACATTGAGTGCATAGATTACACCATTCAGGCAGTCCTCCAGTTTATCTCGAACATCCTTGATAAGCTGAATCGTCCGGCGGTCGTCTGCTTCTACCTGTGTAGCTGTCACCATCCCGGATTTCTCATTGAATACAAAATACCCGTTGCTGAATCCGGCCTTGTATCCAATCTGGGACAGCAGAGCATTAATTCCAGCCAGCCGAACATCTGTATTGAGCTGCGGGTTAATTTCCTGATAGAAATAGTCCGTACCGTTACCAAATACATTCTTGACATAGTGCGGGAGCTTCATATCTTTTCGTGTCTGCTCTCTCGTGGCTTCCGTTGTATTCTTAAAACTCGTGCCGGACGGCATCATCAGAGTATCGTCCGCAAGGATAATCTTTTCGCTGTCGAAGATCTCGCCGGCGTTCCGGCTGTATGCCGTGTCAAGGTCTTTCAGCTCCTCGATGGCTTCTCTGAATATCGGCAGGCCCGTCGGCACACTCATATCAACATTGTTGGCCTGCGGGGTTCTGAACATACCGAACATGGGGCCGTCCAGTCTGGTACCGTCTCCCTTGAGAATCGGCGGTGTTTCTTCCATCAGCCCGGCCCATCTGGTTTTCTCCAGTGGTATCGGTTTGCCGATGCTGTCCTCTTTCCGGGATACGTAAGCCTTATTGGTAATGATGTACGGCTCATAGCCCTCGTTATCCACAGGCACGAATCTGTGATATTCAAGGCGTGTATAGCGCTCGTCGCCCTCGGTGTATGTGTCCTTGAATATGATACCCTTAACGCCCAAGTTATCATAGTCAACCAGAAGTACATCCCCCGGTGTGAATACGTCCAGGGTCTGGCCATTAGGCTTGATGTACACCGTACCATAAGCGCATCCATACTCTACCCAGTGGCGAATCTGGAAATATGACTTATCAATCTGCTGCTGGAGCCACTCTGCCCTTGCGCTACCGTCAATGGTCACACCGATTGCAAGGGTCGTGAGCCGGGCTGTTTCGGAACATAAGGACTTGGCGAAGTTGATGGTCTTAACCCCGTCTTTCCCGTTCACCCACAGCGGACGGCCCGCGTATATGTTGGCACAGGTGCTCACCACGGCATCCATCTCTGAAAGATCCGGGGCGGTAATCTGAAAGTCTTTTTCTGCTTGGCTTTTGAATAACATACTTATCCACCTTCTAATTGTTGATATCAGTCCCATTATGCGCTGCTTCCCCTTCTCTTCCATATCGGCTCTGTTGCGTATCGTGTTGCGTCGATGAAGTGATTGTTCTTGTCCGGGTATCCGCTGATTACATTTCCATCCTTGTCCCGGTCATACTCGTACTCTGTGAACTCTTTGCAGGCTTCCGGTGTACGGCGTGGATCCATGACCAGCTTCTTTCCTTGCAGCCACTTCATGGAGTATTCGACGCTTCCGGGGCCTTTTTCTGCTCCTCTGGCGGGTAGTCCCTCGTCTCGGTAGTCAGCTACTGACTTTGGCTCCGCACTGTCGCAGATAATCGCATAGTCATCATATCCGCGTTCCTTGATTCTCGCCGCCGTGTAACTGTTCGCTTTCTTGTTTTCCCCAATCTCGTCAATGAAGTACAGAGTCTCCCGTGCATGGTCATAGTAGACGCGCACAAAAGCGTATCGGTCAGGATACCAGCCCCAGTCTACGCCCTGGTATATCTTGTCCATCTGGACGATCTCTTCGTCTGTAATCTCTCGGAGTTCAATATACTCGAACACATTGCCGCCGTCTCCGTTCGCTACGCCCAGGTATTCATGCTCATAGGCTTCCGGGTTGACCTCTTTCAGGTGCTCCGCGTCATCAATGAACTTCTGGCCTAACCACTCCGGCGGAGCTTCGGTGTAACAGGAATGATGAATGACACGCTTCGGATTCGGTTTGAGCTTAATGCGGTGTACCCAGTTGCTCTTGCTCTTTGGCGGATTATAGGACGAGAAATCATATGATTCATTACCACCACGGAGCACGGACTGATTAACCGATCGCTCCTGGGCGTCGCCCTTCATCTGGTCTTTCTCCTCTTTCCAGAGAATACCGATATAGCCAAATGGCGGCTTGATGGATTTCAGCTTCGTTTCATCGTCCAGACCTCGGAAGTAGATTACTTGTCCTGTCTTGATGTAGATAATCTCCAGCGGCGACACCTTGCAGTTGAACTCCTCGTCCAGCTCCAGCTCATGGATAGCCCATTTCATCTGAGCGTACACGGAATCTTTCAGCGTTCCGGCCACCTGACGAGTGATACAGGCGTGCATCTGCGGGTTGTTCTTAATCAGCTCTATGATTTTCAACGACACGAAAGAGGATTTCAGACCGCCACGTCCGCCCTCAAACACATATTCCATGTTAGGGCGGATCTGCCTGTTGATATCCACGAACGCCTTACCAAGCACCCGGGCGGGCAGCTCATACTTCCCGGCATCTTCCTTGGTCTCCGCTACGAGCTGTTCCCACTTTTCAACGGCCTGCATATTGCCCTTGACGGCCTTAGAGTACACAGAAGCCACGATTACAGCGTTGTTGCTGGCATCCTCGGCTTCTATGCCTATCTGTTCCAGCTTTCGTCTGGCGGCATCCGGGGCCGGGTTGTCAGCTATCATTTTTGCAAGGTCGGAAAGTGTCTTTTTCTGACGGCGAACCTGACCAGATTTAATTCCGCCTTTTTTTGCAATTTCTCTTTGTTCGCTCTTTGTTCGTTCGCTTTGTGGCACTAAGTTTTTTTCGTTCGCCATCCTACCATCTCGCTACTCCATCTTATTCATTCCCGCTGACAAGCTCCGCTTTTTCTCCTGTAAATTGTTCCCATCTTTCCACGATGACATCACAGTATATAGGGTCGTACTCCATCATCCTGCAGCGCCTATCAAGCTGCTCGCATGCTATCAACGTAGATCCAGAACCACCGAACAGATCAAGGACAATTTCCCCCCTTTCAGTGGTGTTCCGTATCGCAAATTCAGACAGCTTCACTGGCTTCTGCGTTGGGTGTACATACCTGTTGCCAGAATCCTTTTTTATCGCCCATACAGATCCGATTCGCTTGCCTGTGATTTCTCTCCCGTTATTTGAGCAAAGGATAACTTCATAATCGGTGGCGAATGTATGCGCCAGATCGCCAATGCCTCCGCCACCTTTGCTCCATATAATCATATTTGTAAGATTATGGTATTTTTTGAATAACGGAAGCCACTTATCAAGTACTTTCCATGTGGTGCATATGAATACAAAACCATTGCACACCATCTGAATATTTGGAAAGAAATCGAGGATCTTGTCATCGTTCTTCAGTACCTCAAATTTCTCTCCTCTGCTATTACTTTGGTACTCGTACCCGTAAGGCGGATCTGTGAATACCATGTCAGCTTTTTCTCCGCCCATAAGCCTTTCCACGTCAGTGATATTGGTGCTATCTCCGCACAGTAGAAGATGCCCCCCCATTTTCCACATATCTCCAAGTTTCGTAACAGGGTCTTTTTTCGGATCTATTACGGGAGCATCCTCCACCACTTCCACATCTTCCTCTGAAAAAGAAAAGCCGAAGTCCTCCATGTCAATATCCAATATGTCAGAAAGTTCCTCACCCAAGAGATCAATATCCCATTCGGCCTGCTCTGCCACCTTATTATCAGCCAATCGAAAGGCCTTGACCTGTTCATCTGTCAAGTCATCTGCAACGATAGCCGGGACTTCTTTCAGCCCCAGCTTTTTCGCCGCCTTATAGCGTGTGTGTCCGGCCACAATGACATTATCCTTATCAACCACGATAGGAACCTTGAATCCGAACTCCTTAATGCTATTCGCCACATATTCGACAGCACCATCGTTCTTCCGTGGATTCTTCTCGTAAGGCTTCAAGTCCTTAATCTTGAGATTCACAACATCCATGCTACTCCTCCATCTTCCTCTATTATCCTATATCCCCACGTTTTTCTCCTCACCACGTTCAGACCCGGCCATACATCCGCAGGAAATCATAGAACTTGGACATTGCCTTGCGTCTGTATCCGTAGAAGTCATCGGACTTCATCGGAATATAATCTGTCCGGGATATCTGGTCATAGCTCTTCCCCATTGCAAGGCTTTCGTATACCAGAAACTCCATTCCCTCTGGTGAAGCGTCAATGCAAGCGTGGAGTAGCCAGTGGCGCTCCTCTGGTGTAGCTTTTTTGCACCGCTCCAGAAGCGTCTTAACATCCTCCGGGTACACACCATGATCTTCTAGTTTCTTGTAACGGTTCCGCATCCTCTCACTCCTCTCTATGCGGCAAACACATACCGCCGCCACTCTTCCCGGTTCCGTTCCGGAATTTTTGCCACATAGCACTTCATCGTTGTGCCAAGATCCGCATGACCAAGCAGATCTTGAATCACGTTTAGCGGGCATCCGCGATCTGCCATTCTGGTTGCAAAAGTCTTGCGGAAAATATGTACAGTTCCCTTCTTGGTGACTCCTGCCCTTTCTGTAACTGTCTTTGTAATCTTCTCAATACCTGCTTCTGTCAGCCGCCTGGGCTGCCCATCGTAACACCTGGTAGAAACAAACAGCGCGGGGTTAAAATCCGTCCTTGCCACGAGATATGCCCGCAGATACCGCCTTGCATATTCGTCCAGATATACCGTGCGAAACTTGCCTTTTCTGGACTTCTCCCCGCGGAATGTGACGCTGTTGGATTCCAGATCCACGTCTGACCTATCCAGTGCCGCCAATTCACCCACCCGGACACCTGTTGAAAGCAGAAACGCTATCAATGCCTTGTCGCGCAGATTGCAACAGGTATCGCGGATCGCTATTTCTTCCTGGGTTGTAAAGTATATCAGTTCCACGTCCTCAGCGCGAACCTTGATGCCCTTGATAGGATTCTTGTTAATGTATCCCTCTTCATGCAGCCATGTGAAGAAGCTGGACAGGTTTCTCTTTTCGTTGATAACCGTATTGGCTGCCACCTGTTGAGACCGAATAGCCAGATAGGCCTTGATATCGTCTTTTGTGGCCGTCTTGTATCCCTTGTTCACAGTCTGGAAGAACTTCTTGGCCGTATCCCGGTACCGCTCCAGTGTTCCATCGGCGCAGCCCTCCAGTTTCTTATTGGCGCAGAAGCACTGGATCATATAGTCCGTGCCGTCCAACTCTGTAGTCAACGCCGTATCCTCTTCTTCCAGTTTCATACCCCGTAGCGCACCGCGGATCGCTCCCTCAAGCATATTAAGCCTGACAGCGTCCAGCATCGGCGCCATTGCTCCGACTATCTCATGTATTACCTTTTCCCGGATGTCTACTACTACCATAACTCTCCTCCTTGTGTTCGCCGGGGAATCATGGTATAATAATCCCAGCGCAGGGCGGTGAAAGAACTTTGGTCGGGGACTTCACCGCCCGATTTTTAATTTGCTGACAACTTACTCATTACCTGATTCATAGTCGTTTTACGGCTTATTTACTGGATTTTCTGACTTGCTGGTAACTTGCTACCGCAGCGAATCACAGAACCGCTCCAGGAGCGTGTTGTACTGCTCCGTCATGACTTTTGCTCTGACTGTGGATTCTATTAGCTCACTTTGTAACCTCTGATTCTCGGTCTTAAGCCTTTCCACTTCATCCCGTGCCTCATCGTCCGGCACGGTTGCTATCCTGCTCGGCTCTGCAGTAAGGCCAAGCCCTGCGCTGATGGCGGTCTTAATCTCGCGCATCGTATCCTCTGGCACATCTCGCAGGTGGTCCAGCAGATTTTTCTTGGTGGTGTAGGTCAACCGTAGCGGCTGAACATACTTAGTCCCGGCGCTTGTCGTTATCTCGATTGACCCATAAAAGCAGATGTCCGATAGTGGCAGAATCGTCACCACAAAGCCATCTGTACCTACCACTACACCCTCTCGTTCAGTTGTTCCAGCTGCATATCTCCACAGCTCTCCGCTTCTCGCTTCCATCTCTTTTTCCTCCGTTTCTTTTATCGCCTTGTATGCTGTCGGGTCAGGGTATCCGGATCCGTTCAGATACCCCCCCCGGTCATTCATTGCCCTCCGCAAGTTCGCCTTTATGCGCTTCTCTATTTGTCATCGTTTGCCCTCCTGTTCCATTTTTCGGCGTATTCTCCGCCATATCCGGTTTCTATATCTGCGTCACCAGCCCCCAAAGTAAACGGCATACAGATATCGTTTAATATGCAGTCTGTATCATCATGGAGCCAATATTGCGATACAACACGGTTTCCATATTTGTTTGTATGCTCCTCCCGGACAAACTCCAAGTTTCCGCCGCAAAATGGGCACGGTTTAAGCCTCTCCATCAGATTCACCTCCCCACTTTACGCCAGCCGTAACTGGCCTGTGTCCTCTTCCCGTATCATGATGTTCCCTGTTCTTTTTGCAACGCACAGCTCTGGAAGATTAGCCCGCACCAGCGCCGCAGGAATCGGCGGACACACGGCATTCCCGCACCGCTTGACCTGCTCGCTCCGGCTATACGATTTTCCTGTGTAGTCGTGGTCGATGATATAATCTTCCGGAAATCCCTGACAGCCGTATAACTCTCGCGGTTCCAGCATTCGCAGGCCAATATCCACTATCTTGTAATCTGTGCCGTCAATCGTTACAAGTCCGAAGCGATCCTGTGCTGTAACTGTATCAAGCGGGTCTTTAATATCCTGCCCGGTGCCTTGCCCGTAGTATTTAATCAAAAAGGCTCTTACCTCCCCGAAGTGTCCCGGGGATGTGGTCACGGTATGTAGCGGCTCCCGCAAGTCCTGTCCTGTGCCAGACTTGTAGAACTTACTCAGGAATGATGTCACCAGTCCGTACCTGTTGGAAGAGTCCACCGTCATAATCGGATCCGTGATAGTCTGCCCGCGCACCTCGTCCTTGGCTGTCTCGGAATGATAGTTCCGGTTCCCTGTCGTAATAGTCGGGAGCGGGTTTTCTACATTCGCCCCGACATTATTCTCGTTGTTACACATGATACACGGTGCAAGGGTCGCTTCCACCAGCCGATTGTGGTCTACCGTCGTGATGGTGTCTATAGGTTCATCTGCCCTGCTTCCACTGCCGGCATAATTACCGCCATAAGCCTTATCGATTATCGGGGCCAGTTTGGGCACTGCAATCCCATATCCATGCTTGCCCGTAATTGTCGGAAGCGGTTCCCGGATATCGCCCGCTTTACGTTCCCCTCCATGATTACATTGGACAATAAACGGTTCCGGGTTGTCCAACACAAATTTTTTCAAGCCACGGGCTATTCTGTCCATCGTCTTTGGTGCAAGCGGTCTGACCGCCCGGATTCCGTACTTCTCTTTGATTTCTTCCGACGTGTCAAAAATTGACGGGCAAGGCCGGTTGAAATCTATCTGTGTGTATGCTCCAACATAGGGCTTGAGCAGTCCGGCCTTGACCGCTTCGCTGTCCACTGGCCCATGTGTAGGCTCCGGCCACACAATCGGCCTACCATCACACCGGGCAATCAGGAAGAATCTCTTTCGCATGGTTGGCGCTCCATAGTCAGCAGCCACCAGCTCCCGGAACTGTACCTCATAGCCCAGATCTTCCAACTGCTGAATAAATCGCCGGAATGTCACGCCCTGCTTGGCCTTAATCGGTCTATGGCCTCGGTTCAGCGGACCCCAGGTCTTGAACTCTTCCACATTTTCCAACATGATCACCCTCGGCCTAACAAGCCCCGCCCATCGGCAGGCTACCCAAGCCAGGCCGCGAATGAACTTGTCCTTGGGCTTTCCACCCTTGGCCTTGCTGAAATGCTTGCAATCCGGCGAAAACCACGCAAGCGCAACCGGATTCCCTTTACAGGCCTTGACCGGATCCACCTGCCAGACGTCCTCGCAGTAATGCTTTGTGTTTGGGTGGTTGGACTTATGCATCCGGATAGCTTCCGGGTCATGGTTGATGGCTATATCAACACTGTACCCGGTCGCAATCTCTATCCCTGTAGACGCTCCGCCTCCACCGGCAAAGTTATCGACGATAATCTCTCCGTTAATCATCACTCGTCCCTCTCAAGCATAATGTCCAGCCCCTTGCCAAGTGCATACCCGTATTCCCGGTTTGCTCCGCAGGACTGCTCCCAGCCTTTCAGCATATAGATTGTGTCACACAAGTCCAGCAGCACCAGATCCACGTTGAGTATTTGCTCCCTGGTAAGGCCATACAGGTCAAGTCCTGCCGGATTGATAACCTTGTGTCCGCCTTCTTCGATGATTCTTTTTGCCCGCTCAAATTTCTCACGGTAGTTGTCTACGCCCCGCATGGGGCCGCTGATGTAGATGTTCATGCCTTATCCTCCAAAAAATCTGTAATTTCCATCTGGCCGTCCTCCTCGAATACCAGCATTTCATTTTTCGCCCGCTCATAGAATGTCCGGTCAATCTCGAACCCGTAGGCATTGCGCCCAAGTTCTGCTGCCGCCCGGAGCGTTGAGCCGGAGCCGCAGCACGGGTCAATTACCACATCACCCGGATCTGTAAAGATCTCGATCAGTCTTTTCAGGATTGCAACGGGCTTCTGTGCCGGATGAATCTTCGGGATGTCCTTCCCGTCCCTCTCCCAGGAGAACCAGTTAAACACCATCTTCCCGGTGCCC